ACATGAGATATGATTTACACATGATAGATGATTTACACATGAGATATGAGATATGAGATATGAGATATGAGATATGAGATATGAGATATGAGATATGAGATATGAGATATGAGATATGAGATATGAGATATGAGACATGATTTACACATAAGACATGATTTCACATAAGACATGATTTCACATAAGACATGATTTACATATGATATTTGAAACATGTGACATAATTTACACACCATATATGAAACATAATTCATATACGATACATGATTTATGCATAAGATATGATTTACAATAAGACATGAAAAATGAGATATGAAAAATGAGATATGAAAAATGAGATATTGATCACATATGATGGATCATGTGTGATTATTTTTAATGTATCAATGATAAAATAAATAAATTAGTCTTGAATGAATGGTATGATATTAATCACATATCCAATACCATGAATTGTTCCTGATCTGAATATGAATACTGAACCAATATCAACATATTCTGGCCTGAAGCAAAATGTGAAATATACACGAATAGCATCACCTGCTTTAACATGTGCCGTATCGAACTCATTCCAGTCACTTTTTCTTTTTTTTCTATTCATGAACGAATTAAAATCGATTTTCTCATCATTTATCTTAATTATCATAACTGCCGCTTGGTTAATTGTTCCCATATTAATTACTGGAGCATATCCTGATCTCAAGGTTGCGGAGTGTCCATCAAAAATAGTTATCGCCGCTTCAAATGTGACACATATATTTTTTGTCATTTCAGAATGTGACAAAACAACCATTCCCTTTTTAATATTATCTCTTTTTACAACATCTTTTATTGGTTTGATTGCAATACATCCACGATGATGATTCATTAATGTTTGTATTGATTCACGATTGCTGTTATGTAATGATTTAACTTTTGATCTGATAAATTTTTTGTTGATTGGTCCTAATAATACTTCATCATCCACATTAATAGGATCTCCTCTATTTATACCTGAAATAATCAATCCAATACCATTTTTGTTAAATACTGAATCAATATAAAATGTTGATCCAATATGCTTGGGAGTTATTAAATTATTTGTAACTGTATCATCTATTTTTAATTTATTTTTTAGATATTTTACAACTGAATTAGAATCAATGTCTGTATTCCATAGATTTCTTGAATGTGTCGTCATGATTACATTTTTGATCACATCTAAACAATAACCATCAACATTAGATATGTACAACACTGGTGTATATATTTGTTTTCCACTTGACATTTGCAAACCTTGAATTATTTCATTTACCATCGATGTTTTATGCACATCAAAATTAAAATATTCATTCAATGCATCAATATCACTATCATGTAAATCATGTTCTGTAATTATGTCATCTAATATTATGTCTTTCGTTATACTATGTTTTTTTGCTAAAGTCATACCATTCACATAATTATTATAACTTTTATATCCATTCAAAAATTCTACTTTCTTTTTGTATAATTTGCATAAAGATGTTATTTCACGATTAACTGAATCACATGAATCACTTAATGCACAATCAACACGTGTCACAACTATAAACGTTGGTACATTATATGACACTAACATTTTAAAGTGTTGTTTTGCTACATCATGAATACCTCTAGATGGTGATACAACCATTATTGCATAGTCTGGAAACATTCCTGATATACCACTTGCTGTAGTTGTGAAGTATTTTTCATGACCACATAAATCGATTAATGTAGCAGTTTTTCCACAAGGAAATTTCAATGTTTTTGTTGAAATATCAGATGTTTTCCCACTGTCAATCTCATGTTTATGTTTAGCAACATGAGTCCTAGCAAAACCTCTACCATCATCTAATAAACCGGTTGTTAATGTTCCTATCAATGTCGATTTACCTGCATCTACATGACCCACTACTACAAATGCTTTATCTGTAGCATGTGATATATCAATCGTTGTCATATTTACTATTATTATTGTCATTCATGTTTATATTGTTTGATCATATTTATTTCAATCTTTTTTATTTGCATATTTATTGAAATATATTTTTCTACATTTGTTTATTCTTTTGTCTGATACAGGTGAATTACATAGCTTATCAAAATCATTACCTCGTAACATTCTTATTATGAAGTTAACACTATATACCCCACATTCAGTATTTTTCTTTTGATGTTGAACCTTATTATAATCAACACGTATGTTATCCAATTTGTGTCCAATTTTCAACAAGAATTTTGCTTGTATTCTCATTAATTCTCTAACTCTTGCTTCTGGTTTCTTACCGAAGCTATCAAAATAATATATCACACCATCATTACAATTTGTGTACATTGCAACCCAATGAGAACCGCTTTGATTGTGATTATCTAAATTAAATACTACTCCAAACTTACGATATCCATCATTGTAATATTTGTCATAATTCGCATTCGATATTTCAAGTGATGGTAATTCAGCAAAATCCATAGGCACCGCACCAAAAAATTTAAAATCAGTGTATTTTTTACAATATTGTTTAACCGCATCCTCAATGTTAAATGTACTTAACCATTCGAATTTCCCCTGTGGTGAATCAGGTCTAAATGTATATTTCTCCAATTCTTCTCTTGTTCGATGATTCATATGTCTTATAAATTCTTGTTTCGTCCAACATTTCTGTGTTGTGCATGTATCACTCATTCTTTTTTTGAGTTCTTGGACTAGATATGCTTTGTATTTTTTTGGATTCAATACTTCGATATTATGAGATAGTTTTATTTTATCATTCATTTCAACTGTTTTATTGTATGCTTCTGCCATTTCAATTAAAATTGTTAATTTAAAACATGATCCTGCTTCAAATTCTAATCCCGGTGCACATTGTAAGTCTGATTTCGATTGTGGTGATAAATCATAATCATCAATATTATTGATAATATTCAAAATATCTTTATCAGAATACATTATTATTACTATATCATTTATCATCATAAAAAAATCATTTTTGGTATATATTTATCATCATGATTGTAAAATATTGTTCTCTACTTTACATGTATATGATTTAATTCATATGACTCTGATGTTTTTCTTCCAATTGCATTACTTTCAGTATTACTTTTAGTAATACAATTGTCTATGTTCTCATCATAATATTCATCTTCACTATCGGATACATCACTGTTTTTATGATATTCATATTTAATAATATCATCATGTATATCATTACTATTGACATTCATTATTATTTTGCTGTCAATTAATGTATTATCATCAACAATATTATGATCAAGAATATCGTCACTTAAATCAACAATATTTGATGTTTTTTGCGTAACTGTGTTACCAAAAGTGACATCAATGTCATTGTCATCATTGTCATCATTGTCATCATATATATTTTTTATATATTCATCAAAAGAATTACATTCTTTTATTTTTTTGCAAAGTAAATTGAGATATTTGTCTTCATCATCAACATTCTCGAAGAATATCAACTTATTTTTTGTGTCACATCTGTGAATGATACCAATGAATTGCGCATCTGAATTATATACACAACTAATGTCATTGTAATAATAAGCTTTCCCACGATGATAAAATTTCACTAAGAGATGTGGATTGTCTGCCAGTATTTTTTTATTTTTTAATCCAATTAATACTTTGTCTTTTATTTCAGCTACTCTCATGTCAGGAAAATTATTGTGTATGTAATCTAATATTTCTTCAGGTGTTGACTCTACTTCAATATTATTCCTTTTTCGTTGTTTTATTGATATTGTCTTTTTACGTCTTTCGATTTTTATTGTCTCATTGCCACATTCAATAGTACTGCTACCAACTGATTTACGTTGTCGTGGTGGCTTTTTTTCTTTTGATTCTTTTTTTGCTTTTTGTTCTTTCTTTGCTTTCTTATTTTGTTTCAACATATTTACATGCATCTCATATTTTTTTATTTGTGCATCTCTTATTTCTTTCAGTTCTTCATTCTTTGGTGGTCTACCTCTTGGTTTTCTTAAAACTAATTCTTCTCCATCAATTACAATATTATCGAATTTTTTCTTTCTCACGATCATTGTTCTTGTTATTCCTTTTCCTCTTCCATTTTCTCTTCCATTTCCATTTCTCTCTTTGTTTGCACCATTTTCATTATTTTGATTATTTTCATTATTTTCATTATTTTCATTATTTTCATTGTTCTCATTAATTATAACTAATGTATTATTTTCATTGACATCAATTCCATTTATTAATGTATCATTGTCAATATCATTATGTATATATTCATCATTATGTGCATCACAATTGATAATCATTTAAAATATATGAATAATTCCTAAATATACACATCAAATTATCAACCTATTTGCAAATCAATTTTTTTCATGTATAATGATACATGAAAATATATCAAATAAAAAAAGTATTAAATTATTGTGCTTTATGTTTTTGTAATGTATATTTCACATTTTCAAGTAGTTCAACATATTTTTTCTTATCATCATTTTCATGTGAATTGTATACATCGTTCGATATGTTTTGTATGATGTAATTTATTGTGTCATTTATTTTTTCTTCATCGCTCTTGATAACTACATCATTTGTTTTTGTTTTAATTGAATCAATAAATTTATTATACGCATTCTTTTCTTTTGTTGATGATTTCTCATTTGGTTCATTACATATTGTTTTAATTGTTTCGATGATGCTACCTCTTGGATAATCTTTTATTTTTCCATAATAATCTTTATTTTGTATAGTCATGAATTTTTTCACCAATAGTGCATTATCTTTATTTTTGCGTAATGTTTCAACATAACTCCAAAGTGTTCTAAACTTTTCAAGATTATTCTCAAACCATTCATTATCTTTTTTAATTGTTGTGCATCTTGTGTTATTTATTTTCCAATAAATAATTTTATCTAATTTTTTGTCTGGATGAGTATTATTTAAATTGTGTACGGTTGTCATAATCCATTCATCCATTTCATCATTAGTCATATTAATTTTTGGTTGATATATGAATTCAGCAAAATTATATACTGTATTTGCTTCATCAAAATATGGATTAATAATTTTATCATTTGGTAATAATT